GGCCGGCATGGCCCTGCTGGTGGGCACGATGGCCCCGCCAGGGGATCGGACGATGGCCCCGCCGCGAGTGGTGGCGGCTGGAGCTGCCTTCTTCGGCTTGGCCGCAGCCTTGGCAGCCTTCTTCTTCGGCTTGGCGGGTTCACCACTTGCCACGGGTCGCTTGGGGCCGCCCTTTACCCCCCGCGTGTTCTCGAAGCGGGAGACTCGCCCCTTTGCGGCGCCGATCGTGCGGGAATCGCCGTACGGATTGTCTTTCTCCATCCGGAGATTACGCGATAATTCTTTGTATTTAGTCTTCGCTGCGCTTACTGGTGCCTTCGATGTGCGGGCCGGCTTGGCCGCTGGAGCCGCCGCCGCTGGAGTAGCTTTCTTCGCTCTGGGCTTCCGTGCGGGCTTCTCTGCTGGAGCCGCGGCTGCAGGCGTGGCTTTCTTCGCTCTGGGCTTGGCAGCGGTCGCTGCTTTCCTCGCCGGCTTCCCCTCCCCCGCCACTGGCCGCTTGGTGCCGCCCTTTACGCCTCTGGTGTTCGTGAATCGGGTTACCGCACCCTTGGCCGCACCGGCTGCCCGTGCGCTGCCCCACATGCTGCCATCGTTAGCGGCTGCCCTTGCCTTTCCGCTCAATTCTTTATACTTAAGCTTCGCCGCGCTTACCGGTGCCTTCGATGTGCGGGCCGCCGCCGTGCTGACCTTGGTTGCCCTGGTGGCCTTGGTCGCCTTGCTGGCAGCCGTCTCCGGTCGCTTGTTGCGGACCGTGCCGGAGGAGGCAAACCGCCCCCTCGCGTCGCGTTTCAGCTGCTTGGCCATGCCTACCCCGGTGATGTTCCTCTAGTTTGCCTAGCGCTTTTTGCGCTTGCGTGGGGCAAACTAGGGGAAACGGTTTGAACGATGGGGCAAGTACCTCCTGGTGTAACGGTCGTGCAAACCGGAGACCTTGGCGCTGAACGCTGGCTACGGTTTCGCCCCGTGGCGGGTGGTGTTTATACCAACCTGACAACCTACGAAAATCTCAAGGTCCAAGATCCCGATATTGTTTATCAACGTCAAGAGCCCCATTGGATCCTGCCCGAAGTGCTGACGGGTGGCACGCTGGCAATGCGGGCTCAGGGTGAGCTGTTTCTACCACGGTTTCCGCGAGAGCAAAAGACGGATTACGACATACGCTTAGCCGCCGCAGTCTGTCCGCCGTACTATCTGCGACTTGAAAGGATGCTTGTTGGCATGTTGACCCGCAAGCCGGTCGTGCTGAGTGATGTTAATGATTTGATGCTTGATCACATGCAGGATATAGACATGATGGGCTCCAATCTTGATGTGTTCTTGCGCAAGGTTGCGCAGCTTGATATTCGCTTCGGACACGTCGGCACCCTGGTGGATATGCCAAGGGGTGATGAAGGCGATGATACGCCGGTGACCGAGTTTCTCCGCCCCTACTGGGTTCCGTACAGTGCCAGGCAAATCCTGGGTGGTCGTTATGACATCGTTGGCGGGCAGAAAAAGCTCGTGCTATTGCGGTTGCTTGAAACTCCCATAGTGGCCCATGGCGACTATGGCTACGAGGTTGTGCAACAGGTTCGCGTGCTTCGGCCTGGGTCGTATCAGCTGTTCAGGAAGCAGGAAAGTACGGCTAGCGAATGGAAGGAATTAACGGATGGCGAGACTCCTACATATATTGATGAAATCCCTTTTGCCGTAGCTTACGCCAACCAGATTCAAGACCTGGAATCGCGGCCACCGCTTGAGGATGCTGCGCATCTCAACGCGCAAGCGTATCGGTGCTTGTCAGATCAGGATACAATTCTGCGTGTTGCAGCTGTGCCGCGTTACAACCTGTTTGGCGTGCCGGCTGAGGTTGAGGAAGTGGAAAGCGGTCCTAACTCTGCTACAGCCTGGCCTGTTGACGCACGGGCAGAGTTTGCCGAACCGGTCGGAACAAGCTACCAATACAGATTTGAGCAGATTGACAGAATCGAAAAACAAATAGCTGAACTTGGTATGTCTCAAGTTATGGGGCAGAACTACACAAACGCAAGCGCTGAAGCACGTCATATTGACAGATCACAAGGTGATAGCCCGCTTCAATCTGTCGCCTTGGGACTGCAAAATATGGTAAACGAATGCCTGCGCTATCACGGCTTATTGATGAACACGCAGGATTACGGAAGCTGCGAGATTAACAAGGACTTCGTTGCCGCCCGCCTGGATCCCGCCATTGTTCAGCAAATGATTCAGCTGGAAGCCAATGGCAAAATCACTCAGGAGACGCTGCTGCGGGTCTTGCAAGGCGGCGAGTGGATGCCTGATGGGTTTGACCTGGCCACTGAGATCGAGGACACGGCAAAGGCGCGGGCTCAGGCCCTCGCCGACCAACAGGCTCAGCTTGACGCCAGCCTTGGCGGGCTACCATGAAGCGGTTCCCGCAGAACCACCGATGGAAGAGTCACAGGCCTACGAAGCCATTCACGGCGTAGTCTTTAAAGCCATAGAGCAACGGGACTTTTCGATGATGGCCCTGATCGGCATCATCGAAGTCGTGAAGGCCGAGGCGATGTCCACCATCCTTGAAGACGTGCCCGAGGAGGGCGAGGAGGGCGAAGAAGGCGACTTCGTAGAGGAGGATCTGGCGGCCTAAACTCAGCGCAACCCGCCACGCGCCTGTGTCAGCCGAAACCACACCAGAAACCACGACCCAGGCTACGCCACCCAACCCGCCAGCCACTGCAGATGCTGCAGCGCTGGCGGCAGAGGTGGCGCGGCTGCGTGGCAAGAACGAGGAGCTCCTCGCCGAGAAAAAACGGCTTGCTGCTCGCCTCGCCGACTTGCCCGAGGATGTGGACCCCCGACAGCTGTGGGCGGAACGGCAAGCCGCAGAAACGCGGAGACTGGAGGCTGAGGGCAATTACACCCAAGCCCGCGAACAGCTGGAGCAGCAGTACCGCGACAGCGAGGCGGGGCTTAAGACCCGCATCGCTGAGCTGGAGGCTGAGATCAGACAGCTCAAGGTGCTGGGGCCAGCTGCTGCCGCCCTGTCTGAGCACGTGCATGGCGCTGATGAGGTCCTGAAGTTGCACCTTCAGCCCGATCAGCTGGCCACCGAGGCTGACGGCTCTGTCGTGTTCGTTGACGGCTACAACCGCACGCCGCTCGTTGAGTGGGCTCGCGCCAAGCTGCCGCCGTGGCGGCTGAAGGCCCCCAGGCCGGCCGGCACTGGCGCGCCGATTGGTGGATCTGGCGGAGCGGGTGCTGTCGCGTCCACGCTACCGGCCGGGTTCAAGAACCCATGGGCACGGGAAACATTCAACCTGACAGAGCAAGGCGTGATCGCCAGGCGCGATCCTGGCCTAGCGCAACAGCTCAGAGCAGCTGCCGCCACTGCCGCCGTGAATAAGGGCTGAGGCAAACTAGGGGACGGGGAAGCTGTGCCGACCCGGGGCCCGTGGCCACTCGCCCCCTAATCATGCTTAGCCATGACCGTCCTTTACGGAGCGGATACGCAAGTATTCAATCCATACACGGATTACGTTGTCCGTGATTCTTTGCTGCGCAATACGTTTTTTCTCAGCGGCATTGTGCAGGTCAACCCTGTTATTCAGGCAGTTGTTGACAAGGGTTACACCTTTGAAATCCCGAACTGGGATCCCGACCTTGATGGGGAAATGCAGTATCCCCAAGAGGGTGTGCCGCTGAAAGCCAACAAGTACAGCTCCGGCAAGCAAAAAGGCGTTATTCACTATCGCTCCAACGCCTGGGGTGTTTCCGGTATGGCCAAGCTGCCGCTAGGCATCAACAACGATCCCGAGGCGGTGATGTATTCAAAGGTGGGCACTAAGGTCACCAATGCTTACCAGGCGGATGCTTTGGCCACCCTGCAAGGCCTGTTTGGTGTCGTTGGCGCCAACAACTCCACCGCCGCTTTTGCTCCGATGTCCATCGACAGTAGCGGTAGTGGTGAAAGCGACTTTGGTCACGAGCAACTGGTTCGTACCCGGCTTTTGGTCGGTGAAGACGCAGCAAACATGACCACTCAGCTCGGCACCGCCATCATTCACCCTGACATCTACGCGTATCTTGAATCGCGTCAGTTGTGCCAGTACGTGGATGCGCGAGACCTGCCAGGCGTCACCGCGTCAACCGTGGCCGCGAGTGCTCTCACTGGCGGGACGGTTGTTCCTGGCGACATCAGCCCGGCGTTTCAGGTCATGCCAAGGATTCCTGTGTTTGCGAATACGGCGCTGATTGTCAGTGAAAACGCCCCACGAGTGGGTTCCCCTGGATCCTACAAATACGGGGTCTACGTCTTCCGTCAAGGCGCCATCGGCCAAGGCTGGCAAGCCCCCCTCAACACCGAGGAGGCTTACGACGCCATGCAAGATGGTGGTTTTGGTCAGAAGGTCATCAAGGTGACCTACGGCACCTGTATGCACGTCCTGGGCTCCAGCTGGAAAGGCGGCGAACAGCCGACTACTGCCCAGCTGGCCGATACCGCCAACTGGGAGCTCAAGTGGAACTCTCCCAAGCAACTGCCCGTTGCACGCTTCACCTGCACCTGCCCCATCTACTCTTGAGCCATGAGCGGTATGACCAGCTGGGGTGATAGCTACCCCAAAATCCCCGGGACATTCCTGGAGGTTCGGCCCCTCACCGAGGCGACCGACGCAGCTACAACGCTGACCGCAGCGCAAGCCATCGGCGGCATTGTCACCATGACGCCAACGGCGGCCCGCACCATCACCCTCCCGACTGCAGCGGCAATCCTCGCCCTGTTGCAGCCAGGGGTGCAGATCGGGACCAGTTTCGAGATTCACATCCGAAACGGCGCGGCCAGTAGCCACGCGATTACCCTCGCCGGTCCATCCGGCGGCGGGATTACGATCGACGGCGTAGCCACGGTGGCGCACAACACCTCGGCCACATTCCTGGCGAGGGTGACCGGCGAAACCACGCCGGCCATCACGTTCCACCGGGTCTAATGAACTACACCTGGTGCCGAGGGCATCAGGAGGTTTGGGATGCCATCGCTGCAAAGGCGGTGGCATCCTCGCCGCCTGCTCAGCCACCTAGGCCACAACCGGAAAAACCTACACGCAAGGCTGTAAATGTCCCGAGTTCCTGAGTACACAAACTTCCGTTACATCTCTGCAGGGTCGGCGGTAACCCTTCCTGCCGGCAAGTTGTTTATCCGGTTGCTGGCACTGGAGGCGACCGTTCTCCACGCCGACACGGTTTGCAGCAGCTGCACCGATGGCCTCAGCGGCGCCCCGATCCCGGCCGGCACCGAGGTTACCGGCTATTTCTCGACCGTCCGGCTCACCAGTGGCAAGATACTGGCCTACCTGAGCTGACCGATGAGCGTTCTCCACAGGATCACGCTCCCGCCCAAGCAGCAATGGCGCTCCGATTACGGTCCCATCGCTAGCGACCTGGGCGAATGGCAGTCCTGCGACGGTGAATCGCACGAGTTTTGCGACCCGATGGTGTCGCTCACCGTCTCGATTGACGATGATCACACCTTGCACCTGTTCTGTGAGGCGCATCGGGTTGATGCTGCGGTTGAACGGCTGAGGCAACTGCTCGGTGGCTAGCCTGTCCGCCCAGATCGAGGCTTTCCTGAGAAACGCCCTACGCCAAAAGCGCTTGGAGGATCAACGGGTCCGCCAAGCGCTTCGCGATCTCCGCGGGGTGCTGGCGGCCATTGAGCGGGTCGTGGGCGAAAGCGGCCTGGCCGCCCCCTCGCCAGGTCGGAATGAGGCCATCGCCACGCTGACCGCGGCGATCGCCCGGAGCGTGCGGGACTCGTTCGGCGCGCCCCAGCTGGCGGCCCTCAGCTCGGCCCTGGTGCCGTTTCTGGAAAGCCAACTGAAGTTCGCCCGCCAAATGGTCGAGATGGCCGGCGGGGACCTTGCAGCGCCGGTTGTGCAGATGACCGCGACGCAGGCGGCCCGGATCGTGCGTGGCATCCAGGTGGCGGGCACCACGCTTGAGAACCAGCTCCTATCCCGCTTGCCGGCCATGGTGGCCGATCGGGTCGAGCGGTTTATCCGGCTGGGGCTGCAGGACGTCGCTGGCGGGCCAACGTTCGCCACCTACGAAAACGCGGTAGTACGCACCGTGGGCAACGCGGTCGAGGCGACGATCCGTACCGGCGTGCATGAGGCGGGCAGCTTCGCCCAGCAGATGATCTACCAATACGAAACCGATCCCGCCTGGCTGGGGCCCGACGGCCTGGTGTGGACCGCGATCCTCGACTCTCGGGTCTGCCCCGTGTGTCTGAAGCTCGATGGCACGCGGTACCAGTTGGGCGTGTCGGCCCCTTATTTCGACGGCGAGAACAAGACCAGCCCCCATCCCCAGTGCCGCTGCTACCTCCTGCCCTGGAAGTGGAGGAACGACACCGAGGACGGCAAGCCGGTGAACAGGGAGGCGACCGGGGACAAGGGAGCTCAGGCGCTGTCGTTCCGTGCCGCGGCGTCGCGGTGGGTGCGCGACAACCCGGAGACGGCCCGGGCCATTTTTGGCAAGGCACTGGGGCAGCGCTTGGTTGACGGCAAGATTGGTTTCGATCAGGCCGTTAAGCTCTGGTCAGATAAGGGCTAGCGCTATGACCGTCACCGTTGTCGCCACCGCTGGCGCGGCCAACGCCAACAGCTACCTCACCGTGGCTGCGGCGGATGATCTGGCTGACGACTACCTCGGGCCGCTGGCCTGGGCCACAGCGACGACCGACAACAAGGGGAGGGCGTTGATCATGGCGACCATGTACCTCGATCAACTGGAGTCGATCGGCACACGCGCCACCACCACGCAAGCTCGCGCCTGGCCCCGCATTGGCGCCGCGTGCGGGGAATGGTCGTTTGCGGCCGATGTAATCCCTGCCCCGATCAAACAGGGCTGCTTCGATCTGGCAGAGGCCCTGCTAGCCAACCCCGCCCTACTCAGGGGCGCGGGGGCAGGCAATACAGAGCTGATCCCCGGGATCCCCAATGCCAGCCTGAAATTAGCCAGCGTGGATGTGATCTCGGTGGAGTTCAGGGATGGAGCTGTGCCGAACAACCAGAACGCGCTGAACGTGCTGCCAGGCCTGCGGCAAACCCTCGGATGCCTTTGCCTTAGCACACCTGTCGGCGGGTCGCGTAGCATCCGCGTAGTTCGATCGTGAATCGTGCCAGCCGTGGCCGAACAGCAGCTCA